CGATAGAACTGTACAAAGTTATAAGCTGCATTTTCGAGCTCGTCAGGGTCAATGATATCATGCTGATAATCATCGATTTGCTGGCCGTCCGCTGTGATTGCCACGCTGGCCCATCCAAATGCCAGCATTTTGTCGTCATCCGATTTCTGTATCTTAAAGCATCCCTTCACTATTCCTGGTGTCCTTGCTTTCGGCTCTGCCTTGACTTTTTTGACGCTCACCAGGTCGCTGAACTTGACCATTCTATCTACCTCCTTTCAAAGTAAAAGACGAGGTTTTTCCACCTCGTCTTAAATCTTGAACTCCCTCCGATACCATTGATGGAGGTCGTCCGTGGTATTTAATTTGGCTGCCATTGTTTGCCCGCCTTCGACTATCTTGTAATATTTACGTTTGAACTCTTCGATTGTCAGTACCTTGAACTGCCATTCTCCCGGTGTAGCTCCTGTGGATGTGAAAGTAAAACCCTTCTCCGTCTCCTCTGTGACCTTGCCCGGTATCTCATGGCCTCTATTGGTATCAAAAAATCGAAGATTGTCTTTGTAAATGTGTACGTCCAGCGCTATCCCGGTGAAGTCTTTCCCTCCGGCCGGTTTGAATACATACATTGCTCTTTGATTGATCATATGGTTGATCCCACCTTTACAAAATCTTTTATCGGTATACCGTTTACTGCAGTTATGTTTGCCCTCTTGAATTTCTCTAGGAGCTCTGCTCTTAGAGAGTTGCTTTGACATGATATACCGATGAAACTCTCCTTTGCGATTCCGTGTCTGAACATGATCTCGTTTCCGCTGCGGTAACTCGTGGCCATGTTTTTTATGAAATCAACCGGTGAGGGGCGGCCTGCCAGTTCTGACGCTTCCGATGTTCCGAATGAGTCGCCTTCGTATGCATACCAATCCGTGCGCTCGAGCTCTTTTGGATCAATAAGAATGCGATACCTGTCTCCTCGATAGCAGTCGTCAAAGCGTGGATTATTTTTGTTCTTCACGCCTATTCTTGTGAATACATTGTCGCTGCCTCCGGTTCGGAAGTCTTCCACAGGGCTTGCACCGGTTCTCTTCATTCCTGCCTTGAAACGGTTGTTATTTGATAAAAGGCCAGGGCTTTGAATGATCTTGACGACGTCGTCTCCATCCGGTAATCCTGTCCAGACGTATTTAAGGCCTGCCTTTTCATAGGTGTCCTTTATGCCCTCCTCGACGTAGGTCTGGTATCCGTCAAATACCTTGACCATCTTCATGTTGTTTATACGCTTCGGGTTGATTCCCTCCTGCCTCATTATCATATCCAGTTTAGTTGGAATCTGTTCTGGCGTCAAACCATCTAATTCTTTGATCCGATTCGGCGCGTTCTGCCATACGAGGCGAGTCTTTTTTAGGATTGTCTCTGTCTCGGCATCTGGGTTCAGTAGTAAATCGTCAAGTTCCAGCTTTTGAAGCATATTTTTCATGTTCCTTGCATCTGCAGCTCCATCTGCTGTTACTGGCGTTCTCATTCTGAAATATCCGCGCCACCCGTTGTATTGTCTTGTCTGGCCATCAATATAAAGTTCGAAGGTTGTTTCTCCATCGGTTACCGTCATTGTGCGTATTGAAGCTCCCAGATCGACCTTAGAAGAATAGAGTTTTTTTGCGTCGTCTGCTGCCTCGAAGAATAATTCTCCGTTGCTGTCTCCTATCGGCTTCATTTTGTCCCACGTCTTTGACCATGCGGCATTTGTTAGTTTTCCTGAAATCTCGTATATTTCGTGTGTGCCTCCGGACGCGTCGTCCAACAATTGCATTCGTCGTCCGGTAAGGTTCAGACCTTCAACACTGCCCTTGTCGCTCTTTATCGGTACACCCAGTTTGCTGTCCGGTAGTACTGACATGTTGCTGAATACCTCATCTGCCGGTAATATATCTTTCACCTTTTGTGGTATTGGTACCTTTGCTGCTGTCCTCCTAGCCGTTTCATTGGCTGCCAGTCTGTCTCTTACCTGGGCACTCATCTCTGGTGCTTTCACTGGGTCTGATATGCTGGTTACCAGCTGTGTCTTGTTCATATTGTTGTAGTATGGAATCTGTTTTTGCTTGGCCAACTGCTTCAGCTCTGCCGTGTTCATCTTCTTTAATACGTCCGGGCTGTGCGTTACTGCTGTCAATGGCTGCTGCATATGCTGCGCTGTCTCATCGGCCCAGATAAATGCCTGTTTCTTTCCGGTTCTCTCGGTCAAAAGGTCTGAATAAAACTGTCGGTAGTCTTCTCTCAGTCGTCCTTTTTTCTCGACGATCTGGTCGAGAAGATCCTCTGCAGCTTTTCCTTTACCGTGTAGCTCCTCTGCATATTCTCTGAATATTTCCCGGTACTGGGCATCTGGTATTGCTTCCACCCTCTTGATATATGTCAGTGTGTCCTGTAGGTCGAGGTCGATCTCTCCCTTTGCAAACCTTCGGAACAGGGTATTATAAATCGGCTCTGTTTCTCCGTAGGTTGCATTTGGATGGTAGGTGTAGCTCATTTGCTGACTACCTATTTGGCTGATGTATCTGAAGGACTGTTCCTTGTCTAATCCTATGAGCCTTCCTGCATCATCCATGACAAAGTTTCCGCCATGGCTATCGAAGTTCCCAAGCAGCCAGTCCGTGACGTGTTCTCTCTGAAGCTGTGTGGCCACTCCTGGTGGTAGCTGGTCGTTGGTATATTGCCAATGCTTTAGGTCGGCCGTGTCGTCTACGGCCATTATTCTCTTTTGGAAAGCTCCGAACTTGCCATCAAGTTCTCCTGTTCCAACCGGTACTGCAGTGTCCGGATCTACTATGCCTTGGACTTTGTATCCTACCTCCTGGGCGTATGCCCTGAAGGCTTCCGGGTTTCCACTTTTGCTCTGCGCCGGTTTAAATAGCCACTCATCTCCCAGCTCATCAAGGTATGAATGGATCTCTCCAGTTCCTCCCAGGTTCGGCTTGCCGTTGTATTTCATCCCATTTGGCATTTTCTGTGTCTCTGGTATTTTTGGTACCTCTGGTTCTGGTGGTTCTGGTACGGGTACCTGGTCTTGTGAGCTCCATGTCTGTAGTACGTCTGGTTCCGGCTCTGCTTTATATTTCGGTGGTTCCTTCTCAACGTAAAGAACGGCACACCTGCAGCGTGGATGAGCTGGTGGTGTCTGCTTCTGCCCGCTGTATAATGTATGGCCTTTAAAATCAAAATCGGTATCCATATCTATTTCGGTACCGTCTAATCCTCCACATATTGAACATACGCTCTCGTCGTTTGCTGTGCTCCAAACCTTCACCACCTTGCCTATAAGGTTCTGTGCCTGGGCTTGCTTCATGCCCTCATCAGCTCCTTTGTTATAAGCGAATGCCATTTCTGTGGTTGCTATTGTGAAGGCTCTCTGCCTATGCTGCTTGGCTGCATACTTCTGTGCGGCGTCTCTCGCCCTCTTCTCAGCTGTTGTTTCTTTCATGCCTGGGTTATTCTCCAGTAGGCTATCTTTGATGTGCTTATAGTAGTTGAGGTTCGCCTTTGACTGGGTTTTGTTCAGGCCTACTGTCGGGCGTATTACTCTGGCCAGTTCGTCGACCGTGAAATTTCCGCTGAATGAATTATCCAGCATGGCCGATATAGCCTCCTTTTGCTCATCTGAAACCGAAGATACCCACTGAGCTCCATGCTCGTTTGTCCATTTGAGTACCTCCTGATTCATCGGGTCGAAGAAATAATCCGGATGTTGTGCCATTAGGTTTGCATTGGCAGCCAGCATTGCTTCTGTCCAGATTGGCTTCAACTTCTCGTTGACAAAGTTAGCATAGTCATTTTGCCATGCCTGTAATGTCTTCTCGTCCAGGTATCCGTTTTGGATTGCCTCCCGTAACTCCTTGTATGTTACTGCCTGTTGTTGATCGTTCCATAGCCTGGTTAGGAAATAAACCGGCTCTGGCTCTGCTGCATCAAGAAATGAATTGAGCTTTTCGAGGACGTTCTCGGCCGCTGTGTTTTTCTTCTTCGCCTTGAGTACAGGGTGGTGATGTTTTGATTTCCTAATCCTAATCATCAATCATACCTCCCCAATCTCTCCTTCGCTTTTTTCATGGCTTCCTCGTCGTCTTCCAGGTCTCCCAGGTCGTCTGTATCTGCTTCCTTGTCTGGATTTACTTCTTTTGGTTTATTGTTAGGCTGCCTTGGCTTCGGTGCCATACTGTCGTCTAGTCTCTCTGGTAGTCCAGCTGCTTCTCTCACAAAGTCTTCTATGCCGTCGTCCGGTACTAGAACGCCTACTCCTGTCATATCCTTGATGTATGCAGACAGTTCCTGAATGTCTGCTCCTTCAACATCTCCATGTTCAAGCGTAGGATAATCTGTTATTCCGGAGAAGTGCTCCCCGTTGAGGTCAATCAATGTCGGGATTGCCTTGTTGTTGAATGTCTCGCAGATAATGTCCAGGTATGCTCCTACTGCCATTGAGAAGAGCTCTGTTTTGTCGCTTGACAGTGCAAAGCTGCCCACCTGTTGGTGCCCTAATAGTACAAAGTCTGCGAGGACTGTCATTGCTATCCTGGTGTCGTATCTCTCGATGATTGCGTTGGTGTCAAATTGTCGTCGGCCTCCTGTGCTTAATAGCTCCAGCTTCCATCCCGCTGGCATGCATAAACCTTCGAGGCTATCTCGCCTTATGTTTTGAACTATCTTATCCGCTGACGCTCTGATGGCTGCCATCTCCGGGTCGTCGTCGTCCCAGATGTTCATTCCTTCTGGCGCTGTCAACACTGGAAAACCGGCCAGGTCTCTTTCTACTCCGATTCCTTCTATCTCCTGGATCCTACGCTTGAAGTACCAGTCACGGTAAGCGTTACGGAGAATGCTTTTCCCTTCTGGGCTACCTTTCCTGCTCTTCGTCCTGAATATCATCAGTCTTTCGATTGGTATCTCGATAATTTTAAACTCTGGCGGTGGCATTTGTGCCATTCCCAGTAGCTCATCTCCATCATCATATATCCATTCCCATAGTGTTTCTTGTGCTCTAATGGGTAACTTTTGCCATCCTATCAGGCCGTCGCTATATTTGCTATTGAGCTTCGGGTCTTTGCTCTTTCCGGCACGGCGTTTGTATACAAGCTCATGGGCGCTCCATCCGTAAGTTAGAAATGAAAGAATTTCCGATATGGTGTCTGTCCATGTGTCGCTCATGTCATCCATGCAGCTGTATATAAAATCTGCCGCTTCCTGATCTTTGGCTGTGCTGCCTGCCGGTTGAACGTTCCAGGACGCTTGCCTGATTAGCATTTCGATTGCGTATAGAATTGCTCCGATCACGTCGTCATTCTCGCTCATCTCTCGGTAAACTTCCACGCCTTTCTTACCCTGAAGGTCTTTTAAAAATTCCTCATAAAAAAAGCCGCCGTATCTCTTTTGTCCCAGGCGGCCGATTTCTTTTAAGCTATTGTTGTTTGCCATTTCCTCTTCTCACCTCCCTTTCCATCCTGGCTTGGTTACACAAACATGAAGCCTATTATCTGGACGTTGGGATTCGTCTTGAGCTTGAATTCCTCGTCGTATGCATTGTTGTAATAATTTACTTTGGTCGGTATCAGTGCTGTGTTTGTAATAACCTCAACGGCTCCAGTTGGTAGCTTAACAGCTGCTATCAACATTTGTGCTGTCTTTTCTTTTTCCTCTGCTTCCTGCATGAAACGTGCTCTTAATTGATAGGCTTTATTGTCCATTAGTGGTTGCTCCTCTCTAATTTGATTTTTATATTCCTCCTCTCGCCATCCCATCATAGTTAACGGTGATAGGTAAAAGGTAATAGGGTACCAGTAATAGGGTACCAGTAATAGGGTACCAGCGAGGCTTGTTCTGTGCTTTTCTGGTACTTGCCCGGTGCTTGTATGGTGCTTTTTGTAACCCATTGTATTTACCGCGTTTCAGTCTGTTGGCTGGTGCTACTTTGATGTGTTTCAAATGTGGATGCTCTTTTCGACTTAATCATCAAAAACATCATTTTTGTCATTTTGCCTCATGGTGTTCTGCCTTTCTTGTGCCAGTATAATTCTTGTATTATTCTTGCATGGTATTTGTATGGTACTTGTCTGGTACTTGCACCATACTTTTGTTATCTCTTCCAGTAGCTGCTCTTTGTAAGGGTACTGGTTGTCGGTGGGCCAGTCATTGTCGGTTTATCCATGAGGTATAAAATTCCTTGCACCAGGGCATCCACTGTATCTTTGTAAGTTCCCTTTGGGAATATCAAAAGGTCGTTGATTAAATCGTGTACCCAGGGATGTGTCGCTGGATCAGGGAACCATATGTTTTCTGCCTCGAAGTAAGGCGTCACGCTGATTGCACGTTCCTCCTTGCTTCCTCTTGGGTTGAATTCCACCATACCCGCTATTTCCTTTTTCAGCAGGTCAACTATGGCCGGCCCATTGGCCTTGTTCTCGATTACTTTTGCCCTGGCTTTCGGCCATTTGCCTGAAAGTGTTCTAACTGCAGCTACGCTTTCGGTAAAGCTCATCTTTTCGTTTATTAGGTCGTGAATGTATATGTTACTGCCATGCCTACCCATAACAAAGCCTGCGACCTTGGCACTGCCTTCACTCTTTGTGAATGCCATATCCCATGATTGAATAAGCATGTTCTGATATGGTGCTGCTGCCGGTTTGAAGAAGTTTCCCATCCATTCTCTTTTGAAAATAACGCCCTCTGCCGGTGCCGGTGTTTGTTGAAATTGTCCAGCGTACTGAACGCTTCCCATGGATTTCTTTAAGTCTTCCAAGGTTTCTTTGTCATACCTTCCTGGATTTAGGATGTCTCCTTTCTCCCGGATGATCTCTTTGCCACTGATTGGAAAGTGGACGACGGTTCTCTCTGGTGCCTCTGCAGGCAGGCATAGGTGCTCATATCCCAGCTGTTCTGATAAAATGTAACCGGTCAGGTCATTTTCATGAAGTCTCTGCATAATAATTATGATTGCGCCCTTCTTTGGGTCGTTTAGACGGGTCTGCAGCGTGTTCTTAAAGAAAGCTATTGACGCTTCTCTTTCTGATTCACTGTTGGCCATTAACGGGTTCTGCGGATCATCTACAATGATTACATCTCCGCCTTCTCCGGTAAGACTGCCACCGACGCTGGTGGAGAACATCATTCCATGGTGGTTGTTCTTGAATTCGTTCTGCCTGTTCACGTCGTCCTTGAGTGTGAACCGGTCTCCCCAGTTCTCCTGGTACCATGGGCTTAAGATTATGTCCCTGGATAGGACATTATGCTTCCTGGATAAGTTGTCGCTGTATGAAACCTTAATAAAACGCTTCTCTGGCTTCTTGATCCATGACCATGCTGGGTAACAGACAGTTGTCTGTATGGATTTCATGTGTCGCGGCGGGATATTGATTATAAGCCTTAATATCTCGTTGTTTTCTACTGCCTGAAGGTACTCACTTATTAAATCGATATGCCAGTTCTCTACATACGTCGTGCCTGGTTCGATTACCCTCCATGCTTGTTTGATGAACTCTGAAAGGTTGCGCTCTGCCTTCTCCTTTTGGAGCGCTGCCTGCAAAGCGTCAACATTAAACATCGGGCTCTGTATGTAGTTTTTCCAGTAGCTGTTCAAGCTCTGTGAGCTCCTCATCTGATAAGCTTGAAAGATCCAGGTCTCCTGGACTCATTACCTTGACCTCGCCCTGGTGAGTTATCTTTGCCTCTCCGCTTATCTGTTTATTCTCGGTGGATTCGCCACGGCTCAATCTCTCGATTTTAACCCCAACATCAACCAGGCGCACGATGTCAGTGGCGGTTATCTCTTCCTCTGGTATGGTTAGCAGCCTTTTGGCTGCCTTCTTGATCATCTGGGAAGCTAGCAGCGCATGGTTCTTTCGCATTTCGATAATCTCTTCTTCGCTCTTCTCCCTGGCCATTGCGTCCAGGTATGCATCGTATGCTGCTGCTCTGTTTACCCAGTCGTTCTTTGCACTTAACTTCCGTAGATGGTCATAAGAAAATCCTATCTTCTTAGCCAGCTTTGAAAGGTTTCGCGTTCTAATTGGTCGTTCAGCTGTGTTCATATCTCGGTACCAGCAGAACTTCTGATATTCCCTCGGTGTCTCTCCGGGTATTCTATCCCATAGGTTCTCCTGTTCCTGCTCTTTGCGTTTCCCCATACCTCTGCCTCCTTCCTTTGATTTTGTGAAATAATAAAAGACAGGCCTTGGTCTTTGGTCTGTCTTCGCTTTTAATTTTTATATATTTGTTTTATCCATTGTAACAAATTCCTGAAAACTATTTTTACTTTAACCATTAGGAGGGTTGCACCCCCCCC